CCTTGAGTGTCATTACTTGGAGTTGGGGGCGGTGCAATATTACCGCTACCTCCATCAAACTTAGTGCTTGCTATTGCTGCTATTTGTGCAATTCCTGTAACTGCAGAGAATACAGAGAAAGGCGCTCCAAATGTTAATGGACTTGCAGCAACGGATTTACTTATAGCTTCTGCTGTGTTTATAGAAACACTAGCAATCTTTAAAGCTTTATCTCTATTAAATGCTTTCTTTTTAATCTCTAATACTTGCGCCTCTGTTAAGTTTTGACTCTTTAATTTATTAGCATCTAATTGATTTTGTAAGTCATTTAAAGCATTTAAAGATGTCATTGTAGCATCTGCAATTTTTTTAATATTATCTATCTTTTTATTAATTGCAGTTTCTTCTACTTTATCTAATTCATCTTGTCTTTTCTTTTCAAGTTCTATAGTGTCAAGTCCATATTGCTCAGCTGTTTTTATAAGCAAAAAATACTTATCATTTATAGCAGTTATTTCATTCTGTTGTGAAGTGTTTATTGCCTCCTGATAAGTTGTATAAAAATCTTCTTCAGCTTGTGCTTGTATATCTAAAGCATTTTTTCGGTCTTCAGTTTCTTTGTCTGTAAATTCTTTATTTATTAAATATAATTTTTGAGCCTGAGCTTGTCTCAATACTGTAGTATCTTGTCCGTTCTGTTCTGCTATTGAAATTAAATTAAAATAATAATCGTTAACATCTTGTATATCTTTTTGTCTTTGAGTTAATAAAGAGTCATAGTATTCTGTTTCTGCTTGTTCAATTTCTTTTAAAAAATCGTTCTCTAACTTTTTAAGATTTAATAACCTTTCACGTTCTTGTTGAATGTGTTCTTTGTTTCTTTCATCACGTTTCTTTTTAGCTTCATCTGAACTTGTTTTTTTAGCGTCTGCAATTGCTTTATCATTAGCAGTTTCTAATACTAATTTTTCATGTTCAGCTTGTTTTATTTCAAAGACTGTTTTCCATGCTTCTGTTCTTTCGTATTTATTATTTTGATCTAGTGATAAACCTTTTATTTTTAAATTCTGTATTCTTGCATTTGCTAACTCTTGCTCTTTAAGAAACACCTCTTGCTCTGTAGCTCCTTTAGCTTTTAGTATGTCAATTTCTTTTTGAATCATGTTAACACCACCTTGTTGATTTGCTCTTATTTTTTCAGATTGAGCTACAACTTTAAGGATATTCTCTAAACTTTTTTTATTTGCTTCATTTAATTTAACTTGTTTTTCTGCAGCCTCAGAAGCCGAATCTCCAAAAGCTCCCATAGCTGCAGCAACAGCTACTAACCCCGCGATTATTGCAACTATAGGTAAAGCCATCCATGCAATTCTTTGTAGTTTTAATGAAGTTGTAACAGCTGTATTTGCTGTGGCTTCTGTAAACGTATACGCTATTTTTATTTTATTTAATATTTGAGTAGCTTTTAACCTTACTAAACTTTCCTTTTCAAGGGTAGCGCGTATTTGTTCAAGGCCTGCTAAAATTGCTTGTATAGCTTGTAGTTTAACTAATGTTTTTTGTAGGTTTTTATTCTCATTCCCAAACAAAGCCATAGCACCTTGAGCAACTGCATAACCAGCAGCAACCCCTGAACCAACTTGTATAGCTGTTTGCATATTACGCCCGTCATTTGCGTTTGCATTTATTTGCGTCCCTAAATCTGCTAACCTATCCTTTAATTGACCTGCCTTTCTTATAGCTTCTTGACCTATAGGGCTGTCCTCTCCAGCCATTATTGCAATAGTAGCGTATTCCTTAACAGCTCTAGCAAGTTGCTTTATAGATAACTCACCACTCTCAACTTTTCTATTCAGTTCCTCAAATGCTCTTGCTGAATCAGTAGTAGCAACCTTTACCGTTGAGTTAACTTCTTTTAACGCTTTCTCTACGTTGTTGATTGCAGTAACACTATTACCAGTGTCGACCGTGGTCTTAAAAACTATTTCTTCAGCCATTAGTTAATAGTTATTTTAATTGATAAATTATCTATAATTGCATCCGTTAACACACCGCCTTCATAAGTGTATAGTTCAATAACATTTGCTGACTTTCTGTAAAAGTTGTAAACCCTATCAGTAACCATTGGAGTGCCACAATAACATTCTACTTTGTTTATGGTAAAAGCTCCAACTAGTGTACCCATATATTTACCCGCTGAAATTCTACTCCATACAATTGCCCCTATAGTGTTTTCAAACTCTATTACACTTGGCGCGCTTGTGCTTACTTGTGATATTAAAGCACGGTAATTTTTAACTAAAGGCTTTCCATTAGCGTCTAGTATATCATTTCCTAAACGTGTGTATAATAAACCCGTGGTAATGTCTTGCATTAACTCACCTTCGTAGATATCGGTTACAATCCAGTCGCCATTTTTATGGCTACCACTTACAGGAACTGTTGCAACTCCTGTACTTCTTTTAATTACTTGTCTTCTTTTAATGTCCATTATCCAAAAAATATATCACTGTAAGTTAATATGTCCTCAACACCCCCAAAACCAACACCCACATCTGTACCCGTATCTGAAGGAGAAAACTCGATGTCTACGGTTGGTAATTCCGTCCATGTTATAGTACCCGTTACGGGGTTGTTAGCTTGTATTATTTTTATTAATTCGATTTTTGTAGACTCCGATATATTACTATCAAAATCCGTTATTTGATTAAGTCTATAAAGCACTCCGTTCCACATTACAGATTTACTAAAGTCTAAGCTATTAATATCGTTAACGCTTATCTTTGCGTAAAGTTCTACTATCTTACTATCACGTCCCGTCATCTCCTTCACGAACCTTTCATGATATCTAGTGAATAGATTATCACTAGTTACCGAAGTGGCTGCATAATCAAATAGTATAGGCATACCCCAATTCAAATCGAAGTTTGGACTTTCCCAATTATCAAAATGATGTACACTAGGGTAAGTTGTTAAATCTGAATAGGTAGCCGTATTGGTATCTGTTAACCTCCATGAGCCACTTTTTAAACCGTTCCATAAATACGTTCTAGGTTTACCTTTAAATGGCTTTACTATTCCCGTTTGTATGTCAACATCTATAATTCTAGGTGCTACGAATGGAAATATAGCATCTGTTGGCACTGTTTGAGCGTATGGTAATTGATAAACTCGCTCGCCTACTTGAAACGTAGATGGAACTGTATACCAATGATTACCGTAGTCTATACCAAAGTAACCGAAATACTTTTTATTATCATAGTCTTGGTCTTTCATCCATTGATATTTGTATATTTTACCCTCAATTTTGCTAGATGGCATTATATTAATATCTTTTGAATGGTCAACTATATCTGTAATGTCCCAAAATTCTGTAGTAGGTTGGTAAAAATCGTTTAAAGGTTCTATTTTAATCACTCCATAGATGTCAGGGTCACTAAAATAAAGGTTAGCCATTAACATTTCAGCTTCAAAGAATGTACTAGCTTTCATATCTGGCATGAATCTACTAATATCTACTACGTCACCGTCTTGTAAAGTAGCTTGTATACAATTAAGGTCAAGCGTCATTGTGCCTAAATCAGTAACTGAAATATTTAAAGGTACAACTGATTCATAGGTTGTTATGCTTAATTTATAATCAACATATACCTGACATCTTATTGTTATTTCATCCCCTACATTTAAATCTAAAGGAATAGAATAATTTAATACAGCAGAATAAGCTGTTGATAAATCATTAACCTCTTGAAAAAATTCTTGTATTACACCTCCGTTTTTTAAAACTTGCCATTTAAAATTAAATATACCGCCTACAATATCCATTGCACCATAAGTGAAAAACACCCCTAAAGAATGACTAATATCTAGCTTATATTTACCTTGTTTTTTTATAGTTATAGCGTTATAAAAACCTGCTAGCGGTGTTGTGTGGTCGAAAAAATATTGGTCAAAATTATCATGTATTAAAGTGCTAGATATATCGTCCCATGAAGCTAGTAAGTCAATCCAATTATTTGCGTAATATCTATATGTATTTACAGCGCCAGATACAACATTGTAAAAAGCATAATCTTTATTGTTACTTAAAAAACTAATAAAGTTAACGCGTCTATTTGCTATTTCCGTAGATGGTAAAGATATTTTTTGACCGCCTCCAAAACCTATTAACTTCTTTTTGTATATTGCAGAATCTAAGTAATCCGATTCATGCGTTAAGTTAGCAACTTCTAAACATTTTGTAAAGATTTCACGCGCATAAGTCAAAGGTATTATATCAGTTGTTGACCTTGTCGAATAAGCTGTATAACCGTATTCAACTAATCCATAATGGTAACCAAAGCCATCTGGCAACCCTGCCGTGAAATTAACCGTATCTACACCTTCCACTTTTACCGAAGTAGCAAATGAATTGATTACGTTTGTTCTATTTAATAAATGGTTATATTCTGACCATCCTAACTCGCTTATCTTTTTATCTCCTAACTTCATGAATAAATCAATAAAATTTGAGAATAGTGTACACTTAAACGAATAGTTACCATTTGATATAGTAACTTGATTTAATCTTAATAACCCGTTAAAGACAAGTAAACCCTCTTTATAATACTTTGCTTTTACTCTTACCGTTGGGTCAAAGTTAAAACCGATTAAAGTAGTATTGTCAACTGTAGATAAAGCTAATTGATAAGCTGAACTAAAAAAAGCCATGTTTGAAGCCGTGCCAGGAATAACAACCTCTTTCGAGTAATTCCTTTTGCGCTTATTCGGTTCTTTACTATCTGCTATGGAAAAGTTTAAAGGGAATGGTACTCTATCGTTTAAATCTAGTTCCGTATTATTAACTAATAATCTATCCATTATAATAGTATTGATTTACGAATATTAGGAAGGGTAAGGTCGACCATCTCTGTTGTTTCTTCTACAAATCGGTCATTGCTTTCTTCATAAGAAGTTGATGCAATATTAACCATTTGTCTAGTAGCATCAAACATGAAAACAAGCGCAGATATATATGCCGACCTTACTAACCAGTTCTGTGTATCTGAATCAATATATTTACTAATTAATTTAACTTTATCTGTAGCTGTTTTAAAGTAAGAATGTACGCCAGCATTAGACGAGTCTAAAACATAATTAACATCTACCCAACCGCCATATTGCTTTTCAAATGTTTTGGCTGTTATTTCAGATGAAGCTATTAAATTGTGTCCGTAGTTGTAAACATCAAACGCGCCATATTTATTTAACCATATTAATTCAGCTCCATTGTCGCAACCCCTATCGAAATACATTCTTTTAGTTTCACTAATTGGACTACCCCCTAAATCAGCCATATAATAATCAACATAAGAAACAGTATCTAAAACGGGTTGTGTTAAAGTAGCTAAATAGTTATCAGAATTAAGATTGAATTGTGTTATCTTAAAACTTGTGGCAGCATTATAATCTATAGCGGTTATTAGCGTATTGCTTGAATCGTAAAAATCTAATATAATACCTATATCTGTTTGCTCGTCTGTTATTATGTTTAAGTAATAATCTTTACCCTCAGGTAACATTAAAGTGTTTGGTGAGTCTGTTAAAAATCTTTTACTATTTGATGTACATTTAAAATCTGTATAGTCAAACGTATCAAAATCGATAGGATTTAAACACGCTTTAAAAGGATATATTGTGGCACTTGTAGCATCAGCATGAAACCCTGGAGTAGTTCCGTAAAACTCTCTAATCTTAACGTATGCACTTCTATAATTGCTTGCATCGGTTACAATAGTAGAACTACCTACAATAGCTACGGGTGTGATAGGTCTAATTATTTCGCTAATATCAAAATGAGAATAACCACCGCCAATCTCAGGGAATACTTGATGAGATGAAATCAACACAGCGTTAACATAAACCTCAATAATGTAACTAAAGTTAGGGTTACCAATTGCACCGCTGTAGAAAGTCCAAATAATAGGATTATCTGAAGGGGTGTATTTTTGTGGTGAGCTTGCTATTGTTACCGCCATGGTGATATAATATTTATTTTAATTGATTTACCTAGTAATTTCCCAATAGGTTTCTTAAGTACTTTAATAAGTTGGTCATTGATTACATCTTCAAAAAATGGACGAGGCTTTTTACCTTTTTGAACTATTCTCATTTGAATGAAACTAGCTTTATCTTCTAATGTTTCAAAATCTCCTTTCGTAATACCTCTAAAACTCATCCATTCAATTATTGAATCATTAAAAGATTTACCACTAGCAGCAGCTTCGCCCCAATTTGGCGCACCATGATTTACTAGCGTTCCGTTTACTCCATAGTTTACATACTTCCAATAGAAAGCCATTTCAATACCAACACTAACCGCTTTACCGTTATAAGTTGCCTTTGTAGGTTTTATACTTTGTGATAGGTTTCTACTCGCGTCTATATCTCGCGCAGCTATTGCTTTACGTAAATCATCTATAACGTCCTGAGTAAGTTTTAAAAGTAATGCAGACATAGGATTTCCAGCCGTATTATTAAGTATAGCTTTAGAACTACCTAAATTCAACTTACCTAATATCTCAGCTTCTGTCATCTTCTAACTATTGTCTTTGTCGGAGGGTTATCTTTTTTTATCTTATACGTAAAGAAGTTTACCCATGAATTAAATGTAAAGATATTCATTTTTATTATATCTTTTCTATTTTCACCTAATTCTTTTGATAGATAAATTATGATTTCGTGCCAAGCCCAAACATTCTTAACTTCTTTCTTATCCTCTCTTTTAACTTTAGGCTTTCCATATAGTTGTTCATTAATCTTACGTCTCTGAGCAAAAAAAAACCTTGAAGCTCCACAAAGTCTATCATCTTAAAATGTTCTTTAAAGTCTTCATATCTGGAGCTTATAGGGTAAAGCATGTTTTCGTTTTCGTCCATGCAACCGTAGATAG